GCCTAGAAGCTGCATCTACTCTAGCTTGAACCTCTGTAATTCTGGCGAATCCTATGCTGTGAGCTTGTTGCTCTTGAGCATAATCCAGAATGACCTTTATTTCTTGCGGCACTTGGAGCAGATCCATAATACGACCTCTTTATCGACGTTCGTAATTTCTATTCCGCCATCTGGCGAAACATCACAGAAGCAAGCATCACAATTCTTAGCCGGTACAGCTGAGACGAATGCACCGCCTTCCATCCGGTAAGCAATACCGCCAGCACTAAATTCTACGTAGCCCATTTTTTTACTCCTTATTTTTATAGTGGTTTGATAAGTTATTTTCTCTAATATCTTAGGTATCGCCATTTAACATCTCAGTAACTAATTGACGACCAGCTTTTACTTCAAAAGCCGGCTTCTTAGGCGCATGCCATTTACCATCGGCTCCTATTTTGTACCAGATAGAGTCGCAGCTATTAGCATCCTTCTTGCCTAGCTGGCAGGTATAGCCCTTATAATCTCGGCCATCCTTAGAGCCCATCTTTAGCACCATAATCCCGTGATTACAGATGGGCGGCTTTTCTAATTCTTCGGCCCCTAATTGATCTACCAGCATGGCCATAGCATTAGCGACCGGCTCTGCAGCTTGTCGGCTAGCACCATTGAGATCGCTCCTTACTGGCTCCATGATTTTACTCTGAGCCTTTTCCATGTCTTGCCTTGTAGCTCTTTTCTCCGTGCCAAGAAGTAGCCCGGCAGTACGGCCATAGCTTGAAGTAATGCAGTTTTCTACCCAGAAGTCTCGATTAACTCCACGATCGCTACGAGCTTCATAAGCAACATCTACCGCAGCTGGCTGGGTATCGTTTGAGTCTCGGTAGATCTCTGTAACGGCGTAGCAATAGCCGGCCGCATGATCGATCTTTAACTCTCTTACGTTAAAGCGAACCATCGGGAAATTATCGTGTACTCGCTTTATACGAGTAGCGACATCTTCATAATCGTTTAAGTTGAACATTATCTTGTAGCTCCTTTTTTAGTTTGATTGGGTCTAACTTCTTTGCATACTCCATCTGATCCACTAGCGGCCATACTTCCTCATTCGCCCATTGACTTAACTCGGCTCGATGCTCGGCGCAGTAAGCTCTCTCGTTATTCTTACCTAGTGGAGTCTCTGAGATACAGAGTACGACAGCTGCCGTCCGGGCCTTTAGATGCCATTGGGTTTCGCCCGGCCCTTGATATTTAACCTTGCCCCATTCATTTTTACAATAGTCGCACCAGCGACCCTCGGGAGCCTTGACTATCATCTAAGGCTTTTTTCTAGATTGTGTCGGCCATTCCATCGGCCTTCTTTGTGGCCTTCTTTGTAGCCTTTACTCCAGCCGATCATAAAGATCACCGGAGACATTAACCCCAGAAAATAAAGAATCTGGAGCCATAACGTTACTTCGATCATTAGTAGCCCTTTACTGTCGTACCCGTCTGATACTGACTATAAAAGGGTAAGGCTTGGCACCGACATAGCGCAACAACCGACACGGCCTACGCTAAAGGATCTTTAGGCTTTTCTCTAGCTTTAAGCCCATTCCCGGCGAGAACTCCGCCTAGAGATCCCGTTAAAAATATAGCTAGAGTTTTAAGTAGATCGATAAAAGCCGCATCGTTAGGAGCTTGAGCTCCGATCGGCTGGGTAATAAACATAAGCGAATAAACTACGCCTAGAGTAACTAAGAAGAATGTAAGCGATAAAGTCGCACCGATCATAAGTATCAGCCGGGCATGTATATCCTGTGGATCTAGTTTATTTTTTTTGCTCCTCGATAATGGCTTCTCCAAGAATGTCTTTAGTGCAGGTTCCAGTAGGTATGCATTCCGGTGGGTTGCATTCCGGCTTTTCCCAATTTTCGTATTCTTGGCATCCATACCTAATCCATCCCTGATAACCGCAGCTAGTGAGGGCCAGCGAAAGGATGACCAGCCCTACTAGCCGTTTCATTTAATTACTTAGTACGGCCGAATTCTGGAGCCGATGTATCTAAGTATTTAAGTAAAGGGCCTACTAGGCCAGAGATTCCGGCATAAGCCAGAGTCTTAGGATCTGTAGTACCAGCCAGCCATAAAGCACCGACAGAAGCTACAGAGGCACGAAGCCATGATAGAAATACTTGCTTAAATTGAGCCATTAGATCTCCTTAATTGACTACGGAGTATATGTAAGCCGTACTCGTTCCCGTATTTGTTACGGCGTATAAAGCTTCGTATGCTCCGATAGGAAAGGTTATTTTATTATTGTTATCTAATTTGAATCCATTGGATGTAGTTACGCTGGCGTTTCCTACAAAGATCGCACCGGATTCGACGTGGATAATAGCTGTCTGATCGTGCGGATCAGCTGCGACTAAAAGGGTAGCGGTCGTGGTTACTGTTGCTTGTGCATTAGCCATTTTTTAATCCTAACTTGACAATAAGAGCTGCGGCCTTAGCCGGGTTTAGATTTACTTCCCAATGCATTTCGTCTTTACGATTGACGTAATCCCCGCCCCACTTTAGGCCGTACTTAGCAGATAGGGCCCGGATCATCGGTACCTTCTCCGGTGGAAACGTGCCTATTTTGCCCAGAGCATGCTTAGGAGCATTTAAATCTATAGCTGTACCGCTTGAATGATTCGACAGCTTGTCGGTGGTACCCCGTACCATGCGAAAGGCGTAGCCCCAATCGTCTAAAGTACCTTCATCGATAGGTTCTATCAGCTTATGAAATTCAGCTGCAAAGCCAATTAATAAAGGGGCCGCACCTTCGGCGCATGCTAACTTTGTTTTACAGCCAGGCACTTCATAGCTCTTAATTCCGATCTCTTTACGATCGTTAGATGCTGGCCAGCCGTTACTAGAGAATAGACTCACGAAAGTAAAGCTGTCGCTTCTTCTTCGGTTAAGCCAAGTCGCTCTAATACAGCCGCTTTAGTTGCAGCCTTCTGCGCATCTACAGCTTCTTTAGCTGTTTGATTTGCTTGAGCCTTTACTCGATCAGCTTCTAACTGCGCTACTTCCTCATCAGTTAGTTCAATCTCAATCTGCTCTTTAGTTTCGCAGTTGATGATTAGTTTAGTTGGGTTTGGCATTGTTTCTCCTTAGTTGTTATGAGTTTTTAATTCCGTATAAATAGGCTGATGAATATTCTGCAAGTGTTTGCCCTGATGGATAAATGGACAACTCATTAATGGCTGAAGTTGATGACCATAAACCAGCATGCAGGATTAGTTCTCTTTTTGTTGAGTTATCCTCATTAACAAAATCTACTGAATATGATTTGTAGTTTGCGCTGGCATAATTTGGAAAATAAATCTCCATATTGCAAAATGTATTAGCGGTTTGACCTGTTCCGCCACCAATCGCTGCAATTTGATCGCTTGTGTTGTTGTATGAAAAAACACTTGAACTTGTCCCGTATGCTTCAATGTTTCGCCATGATCTATTAGTGCTGACTCCGTTAATTTGCATATTTAACGGGCTTGCGTCAATACCTGAATTCGCAGTGATTCTCCCAGTGAACACGAGTTTCAGGTCTGTGTAGGTTGAAGGAATTGATGTAAAAGTTATAGCCGGTGAACCGCCTGATCCGACCTCACCTTTATCAATAAACGTGTATGTATTAGCCATTATGCCGCCTTAATTCCATAAAGGGTAAAGGTTGAGCCTGCGTTCAAAGTATTTGAAGTAACTAAAACATCAATGCGGTTAATGGCTGAAGTGCTGCGATAAAGGCTGACTGAAGCCTCTGCACCTGGGTAAGTGCCAGCCGTTGAATTGGCTCTACTTAACACAGTTTTAAAGGTTGTCGTATTGGAATAATTTTGAATATGCGCAATAGAATTAAAGGTGTTACCTGTTGAAGGCTCTACAAAATAACCAAGAACTGCCGCATCTCTGCCAGTCAATCTACCTGAAGCGGCTGAACTGCCATCACCATAAAGGTAGGTCGCAGAGTAGATAGTAGTTGAATCATTATTAAAGCGCATATACAGGGCATTAGCACCGCTTGAAGTGCCAGCCGTAGTTACTAAAATTAAGTCTGTATAGGTTGCAGGTATTGAGGACATAACCAAAACACTTGCATTAGATGAGCCAAGTGTAACAGCCGCTATCGGTTCATAAGTTGATGACATGTTAATCCTTTATTCCGTATAGGGCAAAATGGGAATTGCTAGAATATGAATTACCGCTAGTAAAAGTAATGCTAGTGATTGCTGAGGTGGTAGTGAATAAACTTGAAAGTAGATTAACGCGACCTGCGCCGTTACTATCATAACCACCAAGTGAACGGATTGTTTTGGCTTTGGTGGTTGAGCCATAATCTAAAACATCAACTACATAAACTGAAGGGTAAGTTGCGTTCCAACCAAATGTTCCAAAATATTGTCCATCACCTGTTCCTGCTTCGCTTCCAGCGCTTGCAGTTGAACCATTACCCATTAACCAATGACCACGAACTCCAGCGTCTGAATTGACCTTAATAAAAATATCGTTTGAAGTCGCTTGGAATCCTGTAATACGGATTTGCAAATGCTTATAGGTAGATGGGATTGAACTGAAAGTAATTACACCACTTGAACCTGTGCCTAATGCAGTAGCAATACTCTCAAAAGATGAAGTTGAAGGTGTTACTCCAACTCCATAAATACCAGCTGAAATTGTTCCGATCATTAAGCTACTGCACCTACTACATACCAAACATTAACAGCTGTTTTAATACATGTGGCCGCTTTGTATTGCGCCAGGGTAGGAGAAGCTGGTACTGCGCCAGCGCTTAAAACTGTGGTAGTACCGCTAGTTACAGCGCTAATAGTTACTAGACCAGCACCTTTATTTAACAACGTAATAACTGTACCTACTGGAAAATTAAAAGTTGCATCCGTTGGAATCTTGAACGCTATGGCTGTAGCTTTGTTCATTGGAATAATTTGTTGGTATTGATCACCGCTTGCAGCTGTGTAATCGTTTGTTTTATCGCTGGCTACTTCGAACGCCGGCAAACCGTTCCA